CACTATCAGAAGATGGTTCTTCTACAAGTGTTCATATTCTTCCTAAAACTTATTATCCAGGAACATAATGGCATTCGCAAGAGGAAAATACGCAAAAGCAATATCAGACCGATCAGGTATGGAATTTCCATACAGAGAAATGATAAAGGAATGGAATGGTATGCTTGTTCATCGATCAGAGTATGAATCGAAACACCCTCAATTAGAAGCAAGAGGAACTGGCACAGAAGGTCATGGACTACAACATGTACGACCGGCTAGAGAAGAAAATGAAGTAGCTAGAAGGTTAGATCCTAATCCTTTTTCTACGATTGCAGCATCTTCTGGAATTATAAATGTATTTGAAAAATCTCATGGCAGATCTACAAGTGACACAGTTAGATTTAGAGGTCCTATTTGGACAAACTCTGATTCAGATGCTTATCAAAATCCAATAGGATTTGATGGTATTACAGGAGCAAACCTTGCATCCTCATCAGGCTATTCAATTACTGTGGGCAAAAGAGATTCAAGCGGAGATATTACGAATACAGAAGATTACTATCACTTTACTGTAAACACAAACACTGCTACAACTGGAGCAGTATCAGGAGGAGGCAATAGTTGTTCGGCTGGTCCAGCAACATTGAGCGCATAATATGGCAGGATTTACTTACGCAACATTAACAACAGCAATTCAAAATTATACAGAAGTTGGAACTTCTGTACTATCAAGCACGATTACAGATCAATTTATTGATAATGCTGAACTTAGAATTTTTAGAGATGTGCCTATTGATGCTAACCGAAAAGAAATGGTAGGTAATCTGACTGCTTCAACAGATAATATTCATGTTCCTGCGGGAGCTTTATTTGTTAGAGGAGTTCAAGTTTATACATCTACATCAGCTGCAACAGGAGCTAATAGCTGGTTAGATAAAAAAGATATTAGTTATTTAAGAGAATACGACGCTGCTCAAACAACGACAGGCACACCAAAATATTATGCTATGTCAGGCGGAGCAGAAGGAACGGGTGCAACATCCTCAGGAAGAATAACAGTTGTTCCTACACCAAGCTCAGCTTTTATGTACAGAATTCATTACAATGCTAGACCCACTCCTTTAAGCTCAGCAAATACTACAAATTTCATTAGCTTAAATTTCGGAAATGGTTTATTGTATGCTTGCTTAGTTGAGGCATATGGCTATTTAAAAGGTCCAATGGATATGTTACAACTTTATGAACAAAAATATCAAACTGAAGTACAAAAGTTTGGTGGAGAACAAATAGGTAGAAGAAGACGAGATGATTATACGGATGGAGAACCCCGTATACCTGTTCCGTCTCAGACACCTTAAGGATTAAAATATGGCAACACTCACAGTATCAGTCAAAGAAGCAATTACACTTAATAATGTCGATTATGGATCGGAAAGATCTTTAGATATCGCTAGTGTAAATGAAATAGTAAAAAGAGTCGTAACGGCATCTACAACAGAATGTGGATTAATCGGATTTTTATCAGCACTCAGTAGTGTCGGTGTAACCGCTAACAAAGTTGGTTATATTGCAGGAATGTTTGATGATGGTGATGTTAGATATATTAGAATTACAAATTTAGATTCATCAAATTTTATTACGTTAACATTTAGAGATGAAGATAATACAGAATTTAGAATGAAGGTCGATGCTGGTCACTCGTTTATTTATCCAGGTGATAATAGTGGTGGCGTTGTGGACACGATGAAAGCATCGGGATCCGCTTTAGCTTCAGGTCTTTCAGATTTAGTAGATATTACAGTTGATACAGATACTGCATCATGTGATGTAGAAATATTTGTAGGAAGCGCGTAGAATAAATTATGGCATCAACTTTTACAGATATTGGCACAGAGTTAATGACCACTGGCGAAAACGCCGGTAACTGGGGAACAAAAACTAACACCAATTTACAAATTATAGAAGAAGCTCTTCGTGGTTATGTATCACAATCTATTGCAGGCGGTGCACAAACTACAGCGTTAACCTATACCGATGGTTCTACAGGTGATGCTGCTAGAAACATGGTCATTGCTTTAACAGGATCAATTACAGGAAATCAAGTTGTAACCGTAACCGCTAAAGAAAAAATGTGGATTGTAGATAACCAAACTTCTGGTGCTTTCACAGTTCAATTTATGGTATCAGGTCAAACAGGTGTAACCTGGGCCTCAACTGATAAAGGAACAAAAATATTATATTGTAATGGTACAGATGTTATCGATACAGACATTGGTGGCGTTGGCGCATATGATTTAAATGGAGAAACTTTAACATTAGATGCTGATGGAGATACCGATATTACAGCAGATACAGATGATCAGATAGATATTAAAATAGCTGGAGCAGATGATTTTCAATTTACAGCAAACACATTTACTTCTTTATCAGGAAGTACAATTGCAACAAATACAATTGCAGAAACAACAGGTGGTTCTGGTGTAACAATTGATGGTGCTTTAGTTAAAGATAGTTCGGTTACAAGCACAGCTTTAGTTGTAGGTAGAGATGCTGACAACGATATAGATTTTGCAACCGATAATAATATTTTATTTAGAGCTGGAGGTGCAGACCAAATTAAATTAATTGATGGTGCTTTAGCTCCTGTAACAGACAGCGATGTAGATTTAGGTACGTCTTCTTTAGAATTTAAAGATGCATTTTTTGATGGAACAGTAACTTCAGATGCTTTTGCTGGACCACTTACAGGTGATGTTACAGGAAACGTATCTGGTACTGCAGCAACAGTAACTACTGCAGCACAATCTAATATTACATCATTAGGAACTTTAACAACTTTAACTGTTGATAGTATTATTATTAATGGAACTAACATAGGGCATACGTCTGATACAGATGCTATAGCCATAGCTTCTGGTGGTGATGTAACCCTATCACAAGATTTAACTGTAACAGGAGATCTTACAGTATCAGGTGATGATATTACTATGGGCACAAACACTGATGGTAATTTATTAGTTGCAGATGGTACAAACTTTAATTCAATAGCAGTAAGTGCCTTATCGGCAATATCTACAGTTGCTGCAGATGATGTATTTTTAGCAATAGATACTTCAGGTGGTGGACTTAAAAAAATTACAAGATCAGCTATAGTTTCAGGACTAGCAGCTGGAGAATTAAGTAACGTGGTTGAAGATACTTCACCTCAATTAGGTGGTAATCTTGATATGAATGGTGCAGATATTGTTACTACTTCTAATGCAACTATTGACCTAGCACCTAATGGAACTGGAACAGTTGTTGTAAGAGGTAATACAAATTCTGGAGCAATAGTATTTAATTGTGAATCTAATTCACATGGGCAAACAGTTATTGCACAAGCACACTCAGCAGGTGTTACAAACACTATGTTATTACCAGCTGGTGCTAGTTCAACTTTAGTATCTCTTGTTTCAACAGATACGTTAACAAACAAAACTTTAACAAGTCCTAAAATAAATGAAGATGTAGCTGTAACTTCTACTGCAACAGAAATAAATGCTTTAGATGGTATTACTGCTGTTGTAGGTGAATTAAATGCACTAGACATTGGAAGTACAGCTGTAGGTACAGCTGTAGCAAGTAAAGCAGTTATACTAGATTCAAGCAAAGATTATACAGGTATAAGAAACCTTACTATTTCAGGTGAAATAGATGCAGCAACAGGGGACTTCTCTGGAGCTGTTGATGTTGCAGGTGCAACTACAACGGCTGCCATAACTGCTAGTGGAATTTTAAAAACAGATGATGCTACTGACGCAACTTCTACAACGGATGGCTCACTACAAACTGATGGTGGATTATCTGTAGCTAAAGATGCGATAATAGGTAATGACCTTAAATTATTATCTGACTCAGCAGTTCTTGTTTTTGGTGCAGGTTCAGATGCTACCTTAACACATACAAACGATGTTGGTATTACATTAAATTCTACAAATAAATTAATGTTTAATGATGCTAGTCAATTTATACAAGGTGCTAGTGCAACAGTATTAGATATTGCAGCAACAGATGAAATAGAACTTACAGCTACTTTAATTGATGTAGTTGGAGCATTAACGATATCAGGTATAACTTCTTTTCCTGATGGATCAGCAGGTGCCCCTTCAATAACAAATACAGGAGATGTAAACACAGGTTTATTATTCAGTGCTGCTGATACAATGTCTTTTTCAGCGGGTGGAACTGCACAATTTACAATGGCAGATGGAGCAATTGCACCTGTTACAGATAATGATATTGACTTAGGAACAGCATCTTTAGAATTTAAAAACGTATACGTAGATGGCACAGTATTTGCTGATGCCCTAGGGTTTGGTACTGTTGTTATGACTTTACCTACAGCAGACGGTAATGCAGATCAAATTTTAACAACAGATGGTTCAGGTGCGTTATCTTTTGTAGATAACTCAGGTGGTACAGATTGGCAAGCAGTTAAAACAGGAAACTTTACAGCGTCAGCAGGACAAGGTGTTTTTGCAAATACAACATCTTCAGCATTTACAGTAACACTTCCAGCAGGATCAATTGGAGATGAAGTTTCTATTATAGATTATGCAGGAACATTTGATACAAACAATTGTACTATTGCCGCTAATGGTTCAGAAAAAATTCACGGATCTACAGACGACTTAACTGTAGCAACAGAAAGAGCTGCCTTTACATTAGTCTTTACTGATGGAACACAAGGTTGGCTATTAAAGGATAAATAGTCCATGACAACTTATAAAGGAATCAAAGGAATATCACTTCAAACAGTAGCTGGTGATCCTAGCACTCTCTCTGATGGATTAATTTGGTATGATAGTGTTGCTAAAAAAGTGCAAGGATCTAAAACCGCCGCTGCTGCATGGGCATCAGGTGGAAATTTAAATACTAATCGAAATGAAGCGTTAAATGCGGGTCTTGGAATACAAACAGCAGCACTAGCTGTTTCAGCTTCAAATAATTTAAATGTTGAATCTTATGATGGATCCAGTTGGACAGAAATTAATAATGTAAATGTAAAAAGATATTATATAGGTGCAACGGGAGTTGCTACTGCAGGAATTGCTATGGGAGGTTTTTATGAATGGGATGAAATGGTAGCACTTAGTGAAGAATTTGATGGAACAAACTGGGCTGAAGGAAATGATATGAATAGCGCAAGAGGAGGTTTTTCTTCAGGAGGTACTCAAACTGCGGCATATGCAGCTGGAGGTTATCCAGATGGTTCAGGACTGACTAATAGTGAAGAATATGATGGAACAAGTTGGGCAGAAGGAAATGATTTATCTGCTGGAAGATATGTTCCAGGTGGCGGTGGAATACAAACAGCAGGCTTATGTGTTGGCGGTTATCCTGATTTAAATACAACTTTTTTGTATAATGGAACCTCTTGGTCAACGTCTCCAGCAACCTTAAATACAGCTAGAGATTATCTTAATTGTTCGGGAACACAAACCTCTGCCGTTGCTTTTGGAAATGAAGGTGGCGGTGCCGATACTGAACTTTTTGATGGAAGCACTTGGACCGAAGTAGCTAATTTATCAGCAGCTAGGGCTTCAGCTGGTACTCTACATACGGGAAGTGGATCAGCAACATTAGTTTTTGGTAATGCCACTGCTGCAAATACAGTAGAAGAATGGACAGCACCTGGTTCAGCCGCAGTAACATTTACATCGAGTTAATTATGACAACATACAAAGCAATACATGGAAAATTAGTACAGTCTCTGGCATCAGATCCAGATTCA